GCTACTGTATCTTGACCACTAACTGCAAAGTTAGAAAAGGCATTTTGGTTTACATCTCCACCAGCTCCAGCTGCAGCCCATTTAACACCAGTAGCTTCGTTACTATCTGCTTTAAGAATATAGCCATCAGTACCTGCGGCTAAGGCGGCTGGATCTCCTGAACCATTACCTACTAATAATTCACCCTTACCATCAAGGTCAGAGTTCATTACAGCACCAGCTGCATCAACATTAGTAGCGTCAGTTACATCAGCACTTGCTTCTATTGCATTTAACTTTGTATGATCTGCATCAGTGAATACATTTGAATCACTGGCTGCTTCTACCGCTGCTCTTATCTCAGCATTAGTTTGATCTGCTGTAGCTGCAGTTTCAATACCATCAAGTTTAGTCTTATCAGCTGCTGACATAGAACCAGCTACTGAAGTGGTAGATGCTGCTAGTTTAGAACCAGCTATTGCTGCAGATGCATTAATATCAGCATTAACAATACTTCCATCTACTATCTTAGATGAATCTACAGAGTTAGCAGATAGGTGAACTAAATCAACTGAGCCATCTACGTATTGATCACTGTCTACAGAGTTAGCAGACATGTGTATAAGGTCAATACTACCGTCTACGTATTGATCACTGTCTACAGAGTTTGCAGACATATGTTCTAAATCAATAGAACCTGCTGCATAGTGTTGAGAATCTATCTCATCATCTTTTATCTTAGTTCCAGTTATAGCAGAATTTCTAACATTAACTGTTATTCTTTCTTGATCTCTTAACTCATGTATAGCATATAAGACTTGCTTTTGGTTATTATTAAGATCATCTGCTTTAATAGAAGATCCAGCTGTATAAGTAGCTTTAGGATCAATTACACCTACTACTCCACTTGTTACATCTGTTTCACGATAGATACGGATAGTTCTATTACTCTTAGGAGCACCGCTTGATTCACAGACATCACTGTTTGGAGTAGCTGTTGTATTATCGAATGTTATTGTACCACCTGCAGCTGTCCAGTCAGGTATTGTAAAGTTTGTTACATCTACAAAATCTGCCGTAGCGTTAGTAACTTTAACTTTTATGTCTTCTTTTTGGTAGGATTGGAAAGTATAAGTCCAAGTAAGATCGGATCCGTTTACACCATCCCCAGTTCCTACATATTCTTTTGACGTTTGTGTTGTTGCCATCGTTTATTTATACATATTTATTAGGTCCGGGTTGGTGGGTTTATTAGTTTGGTACAACTTTCTTTTCCGTGCTAATTTCTTTGCCTCTTGTTCTTCTCTTAATTGGATGATTTCATCTCGTTGTTTAATCTGAGACCAAGCTATACGCTTTGCATTCCTAAATAATTGTTCTAATTTACGATTATGATAATAATCTCTAGGTTGGAATTCACCTCTTAGTCCATTATTAATATCACTCTGCATCTGCTGTAAAGATGCTATTATTTTAGGATTTCTAGCTAATTTATTTAACTGTAATTCTAAGTTTTGATCTCCTATAGCCTTTTGGAATAAAGATCTAACCCTTGCTGAATCAGTTAAATTTGTACCATCTGGTGCATAGAATGTAAATAGTCGTAAATCATATCCACTATTAAAAAGTAATGTTCTACCAGGACTTGGTGATAAGTTGAAATTAACAGGTATTAAAGCGTTCCACATTCTAGTTAGTGGATCCCAATCTTTAATAGGTCTTCCAGTTAAAATATCATATTTAATTGGTAAGGAATCACCAGCTAATTTTTCACTAAGTAAGTTTCTATTTCTAATAGCATCATGTATACCAGAATTCAATTCACGAGTATATGGTTCAAATACTTTACCTAATTCATTACGTAATCCTGCTAATGGTACTTGATTATTAAGTAGTCCACCAGCAATTCTATTAATTTGTCCAGGCTTACCTGCGACTAAATCAACAAATTGTTGCATACCAGCTAGATAGGTTTTACTAGTTACACCTTGAGCTAATAATAAAGATACTTTAAGTAAATTTGTTTCAGTCCACTCTTCACCCATTAATTGACTAGCATCTCCAATATCAGCTACCATAGCAAAGATTTGATTGAATGGTTCTATAGAGTCATATTTAAACCCTACGTCTCCAATACGAATTGTTCTATCTTCATAACCACCTGTTTTCCATGCTGCTCTTTTAGTTCTATCAATTGGACCATTACCTGTTAAATCACCTCTCATCCAAGCCATAGATGCCATGAATGTGAAAGCTGTACCCATAGCTAGTCTACCGTTTTGTAATGCCTTAGCATTAGCTAACTCTTCAGGTGTAGTTATACCATATCTAGCTACATCCTCTAAAGTATCTGCAGTAGCCCATGCTATATCATTAAATTCTTTTACTAAGAAGTTTAAACCTGGTGTATGTTTAGCAGTTAATTCTAAACCATTAACACCTGTCCTTGCAAAGAGAAAGAAAGGTTTTGCCCAAGGATTAGCCTGAAAAACTTGGTTTAATCCGGCAGAAAAACCACTGAGCTCTTTGGTAAGTGTTACTTCTTTTCTAGCGTATTTTGTAGCTTCATCTGCTATATTACCTTGTCCATCAAAGATTTGACGATAGAAATCATCTTCATATATTTTTAATAAAGCTGGAGTTATTTCTTGATAAGCAGTTAAAGCTCCTTTAGCTTGAGCATCCATAGCTGATCTAAAAGCTTTTTCTCTCATCTTAGCTCTTCCAAGAATATAAGCAAAACTATCATCAGTTGCTGCCATAACCTTAGTAGAATAACTTAAGAAACTATTATTATTTAAACTTCTAGCCATATTAGCTAAGTTAAACCAGACTCTATCTCCAACAGTAGCACCAGATTCAGGGCTTTCAACCCATCGTCTAAGTACTTCCCAGTTATCATCACCTCTAGTATATTCAGAGAATCTAGTCTTAACTGTAGCTAAATCACCAGTCCAATAAGAATTTAATTTAGTTTTAAATAAATCAAATGATTCTGGAATAGCTTGTACCATTGCATTTAATTGAGCTAAACCGGATCGTAATGTTCTAGTGTCTCCAGTAAATGGTAACTGTAAGGCTGCTCCAACCGTCTGTGCTATTGGTCTCATAAAGGTAGCAGTAGATGTACCCATAATAGCTCTAATAACGGTCTTAGGGCCACTGAGAATACTATGAATCATCATACCTTGAAGCTCTCTTATAAGTGCTCCAGTCTGTTGTTTACCTTCAATTGTACCACCTTTTATCATCTTTCTAGCCCAAGCATCAAAATCATCGAGAGAATTAACTGTCTTCATAGATGAGAAAGCTTCAAATAGAGCCATTAATAGATCTCCATCACCATCTTTATCAGCACCTTGAGCTATTTTTAAGATAGACTGAATAGATTCTCTAGTATCAGACATCTCTTGAGTAAGAGTTTCTTGTAAATAACGTCTTTTACCTGCTCCTAATTGTCTAAAATTATCTGATTTCATAATTCTAGCACGTTTAACTTCAGTTAAAGCAGTTAACATCGTATCCATTATTTGATCTGCTGTCCCATCAATGGCAGTTAAGTCTGCCCAATCAGCTATTTCTCTACCTGCTATACCTAAATCACGTACTTGTTGTAGTAATGTACCTACTACTAAGTCTGCTACAACAACATTTCTACTAGTAAGAGTAGCTATTTCTTCAGAAGAACCTTTATCATATACATCAAGGCTTTCAAATAGGTCTTTTAAATACTCATCAGCGGACATTTCAGCTGCATTTCTACCTGCTGTTATACGTTGATGTGCAGCAATAGCATCTCCAAAGACCTCAACTAGTCTTTTTCTACTACCTTTAACTGAATCAATTACTTTTCTATACCTTTCACTACTTAATAATTTTCTAAGAGTTTCGTCTACTAGTTCAAAACTAATATCACCTTGTCTAGCAATACGTTCTTTTTGAATATTTGTAGTAAGATTACCTGCAGAACCATCTTCAGCACCCCAACTCTTTCTGATCTTCTTCATATTAGACCAGACAATGAAGGGATCATCTTCAGATAAGTGTGCTCCTTGATGTGGATCAGCTATTGGTTTGTTTTTACTAGCACGAAATCCAAATTCATTACGTCTTAATTCTTGAATACCTTTTCTAAGTGTATTTAATTCTACACTTTCTCCTCTATTTCTAACAGCTTGTCTCAGTGGTTTAGTACCTTTACCTAGTAATAATAAAGCACCATCAAATATCATACCTATACCCATACCTTCAGTGATGTTTTTTAATTTCATCATTATAGGATGGTCAGTATCTTTAGTAGCTAAAACATTATCAAACATAGGATAACGTTCTTTTAAAGCTCCCATAGCATTATGGCCGTCTGATTCTTGAGATATTAAATCAGATGCTGCACCTATACCAGCAGCTCTTATAAAACTATAACCAGCCATACCTTTAAGAGCAGCTGGAACTGTGACAGGCGATGCTTTTACAGCACCTACTATACCTACAGCCATTGAACCAAAATGTACTACTCCTCTAGCGAGTTTACCCCACCAAGTTTTAGTTATAATTGGATTTTCATAAGATTTAAAAGGATCCCATTCTGGTGTATAAGTACCTGTTTGTTCTTTTTCACGCTGCATCTCACCTGAGAGAGCGTCAGCTGTACGTTCTGGAAACGTAGCTAGAGAAGAAGCAGTATCTTGAAGGCCACCAGTTAGAACTGATTGACCTTCTTTAATGATTGCCTTAGCATTCCACATACCTCCTTCTCTTGGGTCAAGTAGTTCAGCTGCTTCTTGAGTATCAGCTTTTTGTGTTTGTACTTGACTTTTCTTTAGTTCTTCCTGTTCTTCAGAATAAAGATCAACTGCGGTAGTATCTATCAGTTCTTCTGCAAGATCTGTATCTACTTCAAAACCTGAGGTCATCTCTTCTTCAGTAGGATTATCTAATTCTAATTCGGGTTCCATATTACCTTAGTAATCATTTTTATTTAGTCTGGGGGAATTTTAAGTTCTCTAGTCTACGTTTCTCTTCTCTTTCTGCTCTAATTCTAGCTCCTCGATCGCGAATTAATTTTCCTTGGTTTTCTAGTCTACGTAAATGCATTCCGTATAAATCAATTGGGAATGAAATTTCCTTACCTGCTGCTGTTTCAGCTTTCTCTATTATTATTGCAGCACCACCATCGATGACACTTTCTAAATCACTATAGGGTGAATTAAGAAAAGTCTTTTCAGCACCATCAGGTAACAACTCAATAACCTTATTAAATTCTTTTCTTTCACGAGCAGATATATTTATAATAGGAGTATCTTCAGATTTTGTAGTACTAAGTGAGTTATTCAAGTTAGCTTTTAAACGTAAAGCTCGTATAGCTAATTCACTTTGGAACTTAGGATCAAATAATCGATCAAGATCTTCTTCTGGTATCACTTTAAGTAATCCTTTAAGATCTCTACCTGTAATACCATATAGACCAAACTGAGTTTCCCCCCATTGATCTGTAGTTATTAATTCAGTAAGCTCTCTAATCGTCATTTGATCTGGTGTTTTAGTAATACCTTTCTCTTCTAATTCACGTTTTTGTAAACCAGCTATACCTTTCATATAACCAGGATCATTAGATTTCTGAAGTATACTTAAAATAGCTGTAGCATCATTTTCTTTGAAGGCTTGTATAGTTCCATTATTAGAAGATTTATGATTAAGTTTTGATGCATCATTACCTAGCAGTGCTTCTTCTATACTTTTTTCTGGATCAATAGCGAAGTCTGTAGATTCACCTCGAACTGCATGTTTTACTCTATTCTTTATGATAGATACTATATTTTGATTAGGGTATAGTTTCTCTATACCATAATAATATGCTGGTGCTGGTCCTTTACCTTGTAGAAATAACTTACCTTCTTCTATATCTTTTTCAGATTCACCTGGTAAATAAGCTCCTTGAGTTAGTACAGCTTTATTTTTTCCTTGTTTAGCTGCATTTAAAATATACGTTCTTCCTAATTTAACATTTCGTTTTACTGTCTCAAAATCTTCTCTATCAGGTTCTACATATGCCTCATATTTAGATGAAATATTAGGATTGTCTGCTGTAATTTCTAACTCTTTTTTAATATCATCAAATGCTAGTTTTTTAGCCTCATCAGGTAAAGCCCCTTTTCTCCTATACTCTAGATATTTTGTCTTAAAATCTCTTTCAACATTATCTTGGATATCACGTTTTTGAGGTGTACGTGATGTTGTTGTTTGTACTTGACTTACATAAACATCTATTTCTGGTAAGATACGATTATTGAACTCTTTAAGTATTTCAGGAGTTGCAAAATTCTTTCGATATTCTTCTAATTTCTTTTTGTATTCTGCTCTTACACCAGTATCATTTATCTGATTTAATAATTGTCTCCAATTCTTTATTTCCTTACCTGACTTTATTCTGATATCAATGATTTTAGTAAGATCTCTATCTTCCATATCTTGGTGAGTACTATGTTCCCAAACACCTGTGATTTGTAATAAGTCTTCATTAGTTAGGACAATTCCATCGTTCAATGCTTCTTTTTGTATCCGTAATTTCAGGTCATCAAGATCTATTTGATTTAATTGTTCATTCTTCTCTAATTTCTTCTCTATTATTTCATTTAATTTAGTTTTTTGTTTACTAATATATGTTTTCTTCTTAGCATCTAGTGTATTTGCTTTATTCTCATAACCTTCACGAATTACTTTATTAATTTCACCAGCAAATTCTGGATCCATATCTTCTACAGTACCGTCTTTTCCAGTACCTCTGATTTTAAATGTTTCTATTAGTAGTCTCTCTAAAATTTCAGGTTCGACTACATCATTTAATTTTCTTATATCTTGTAAGAGTAATTCTTTTGCAAATGGAGTATCTTTTCTACCATCAAATCTCCATTCATGTTTAGCTATATAACCACTCAGACAAGCTCGATCTTCACTCTCTGATAATAGACAATCTTTTAAGGTATTCTGTCTTTTTAATTGAGAAGTTTTTGCAGCCTTAGTAGCTCGGTTAGTTCTCCATTCCGAATCACCTGCATCCCATGCTTTATTAATTTCTGGTAATATTACGTCTCTTTTTATCTTATCTGATAATTCATTTACTCCAGCTACATCTAAGAAGGTGCCGATATGATGAGCTCTTAACAGTTGTATAGTTCCTAAATCATCCTTTTCTCTAGCCTCAGTAAGACTCATAGGATAAGGCATACCTTCAAGCTGAATTTCAATATCTTGAATTCTAGATAAATACATAGGTATCATCTTAGCGGCTTCAGTCCCCTTAGTATATTCATTCTCACTATACTCCTGAAGTGAGACAGTCATTTCCTGAGCTATGATAGTAGAAGAATGAAGATCAGTCATGCTACCAGTCAGCCAACCTTCATTTAAATCATTCTTAGCACCATATAGCTTATTTTGCTCTAATTGTAATTCCTGTAACTGTTTTTGCTCTTTCTTATATAATGCTTCTTGTTTTTTATTAGTAACAAATGTTTGGTCTTTATCAGCACCTTCATAATTAAAGTTAACAGTTGAAGGTTTATATTCTCCAGTAGAGAAAACACCTTCTATTTTTCCTCCTACAACCTTTTTAGTTTTAGTTTTAGCATCCCACTGTGCTTTAGTTAATGCTTTATTATTCTGATGATCTTTCCAACCTTTATAGACCTTAGCACCTTGACCTATTACACTTATAAGTTGTTCCATTTGTTTGGACTTAACTTCTTCCATGCGTTTAGCTTCAGCTATAGCTACTTCAAAGTGCTGATTCCATTGTTGTTGGTGTTGTTCTATAGCAGCATTCGTAGCTTCAACTTGGTCAACTTCTAACTCTAACCAATTAGTATTTTCAGCCATTAGTTTAACTCCTCAAATTCTACATCAATTTCATTATAATCATGGACGGCCATAGGATTTTTCTTCATAACATCTTGAGCCATAGCTCCACGGAAACGTTTAACTGGATTACCAGCATAAGAGTACTCATATATTTTATAACCTTCAGGAGAAGTACCTACAATATCTACATCACGTTTAAGCCGTAGATCGCTATCTCCTCCCCATAATCCAGCAGTTACACCACCAGAATATATACTTAATCCAGTCTGTACTCCACTTAATATCATTCCCATTGTATCTCTTGGAGGCATCATAGTAGGAGGTCCAAATGTAGGAGGTAAACCTAAATCTGCTCTATTTTTTTGTTGTAGATTAGCTACTTTCAAATCTAATCCTCGTAAAGCTTTATCGGAAACTCTACCGACTTTAGCCCATGAACTATCGACTTCAGCTTGTTTACTATATAAATTCATAAGTCTATTAGCTCTACCTTTTGTTCTAGCACCACCACCTTCATCAACATAAGCTCTTTGATAGGCTTCTCGAACATTTGCTTCGGTAGTTTTTAAAGCTTTACCTCTAGCAGCTTCTATCGATTCTTGTAAATCAGAGTAATCTCTCGAATACCCCATACTAGAAATAAACTTTCTATTCTTAGCAAAGCTAGTTTCTTTATTCCAATACTTAACAGCATTCTGTTTGTAATTGGCTATCTTTTGATTGTTACGCTCTCTGGCAGCGGCTCTCGCTCCAGCGTTAGGATCTTGACACACGGCAAAATTCAATAAAGGGTAATTTGTTTGGGCCGAAAGGAATTTTTCGCAAAAATTTAAAGCCCAAAAATTTTAATAGTTTTAGGTGAATAGTATTACGACAGTCAACTACATTCCAGAGTAAAGGTTCAGATCGACCTTCAATGAACCGTTTAGATTCTCTAGCAAATGTAATCGGGTAATCATGTATTGCAGGTGTACATAGCATCCAGACTTCTCCTTGTGGTCCGACTCCAGCCATACCAGCAGTCTTGCCGTTAGGCACTTCAAACCACACCGCAGTAGCCTCTGCAGCTATCCAATGTGCATAATCCATAGGATCATTCCCATGGCCTTCTTCGACCTCTCTACGGTCTTCTGGGCGTAAGTTAGAGGCCACCTCTAAGGCAGCCTCCAGTGTAATTGGGTGTATGTATTTAGACACGTCTATAATATTTAGGTGAATAATCTCCTTCCCAAGACATTGATCTTAGAGTAGCAGGAGCTGGGTGAGATGATTTAACAGTTATATCTACATTACTATT